TCTCCCAATGGTCACCAACAGGATACCACTCCTTTGACAAACCACCAGTTAGTGGCTGTGTTAGAGATATTATCTTGATAAATTCTGTGTTGTGCTCAGTTCGCAATTGGGCTCCTGGTGCAACAAGGAAGTAAACATCACGAATTCCACTGTAACCAAGCACATACTGGCCTGAGGAACGACGCCTCATGCTGTTTAGGACTATTTCGTTGGATATACACTGATAAAACATTAACATCTTACTTGTCGGATGGTCAAGAATTCTCTCAGTTGACTTCTCAAGTTCAATGGAGAGTGTCAGTCCTGTTACTGACAAATCAGGGAAGTCTATCTCTTTGAGCTCACCAGAATTCTTATTGTCCTCTATATCTGAAATGAACTCCTGCAGGACTCTTGAATGATCTGGGCTCACTCCTATGTGCTTTGGGACCTCGCGTTCAGGTTTTAACCCATTTCTTTTGAGGTAAGCTTTCCTACCAGGACCTTCAAGCTGCTCTTCAACTTGAATAGCAGGTGGTAAGTTTAGTCGTATAATTCTATCATCTTCCTCCGGTTTTGTTAAGAACAGCGCTTGTTTTACAAAGTCCAAGTAACCACCAGAGCATCGAGTTGTTCTAAGGATACCGCATGACTCTTCAAAGGATTTGGGCTCTTCAATTGTGGTTCTTGGCATGCCCAATTGAAGAATTTTTGGAAGTTTCTTTGTTGTGGGTTTAGAGTCGAATAGGGCTTTAAATTCTGCTTGCATTGTCACTGGCTCGACTGGCCTGGGTTCAGGGAATGGTCTCTTATGAGGTTTGTTGTTGATGATGCAAGTGGCCATCCTTTCAATGTATTCCTCATCAGTGAGCATGTCTTTGCCAGGTCCCTCCATTGCCATATTCACATAATCAACAGGGACAGTCACATTGGTCGCCTGTCTCACTTGCTCAACTATGGTTGATGACTCTAAGGAATACTGCAACCTGCTCAAGTTGTATTTCCCTAATTCACTCTTTCTAACATTGCCAAATTTTGGATTTGAATGTATAAGCCTCATACTTGTCAGGAAATCTCGCAGGATTGTCTTGAACATCTCAGATATTGCAGAAAAGGATTCTTCCCACTCAGGATCTGTTAGGTCAAAAGTGATAACATCTAACCTTGCTCGAAACCCATTGGCTTGCAGGAACTTCATCAGTTCCTTATATCGCTCCTTTTTTTGATTTATTGCAAATGTCGGATTATAAGTGAATGTCACCTCGCCAAGATGTAACTCATCCTCGCGAATTGAGAACAAGTCTGGCTGCTGCTTTGTCAACCGAACATCCATTGTGCTTAATCCTATCTCCTGTAATCGAAAAGGCTGGAACCTGAATGTGCCATTATCTATCAAAGCATGACAAAGAATGTCATGCATGTACCTCCTAAACTGCCAGTACTGGCCTTCTGTCTCTGGCATATACGACTCAGGTGGCATTAGCCCTGAGGCCAAGGAATCCAAAGACTTACTAGCTCCCAGGGTTTCCGTCACACTTCTTGCCACGGCGGCACGATTCATGAATGTCATTGTTATTATGTTTTGCGTTAATATGGG